AGCAACGATTGGTTGGAAAGCAATCACCGTTGGTTACGGAGATAAAGAAGGAACTGGTACATACATGACATACGGTCTAAGTCACAATATGACAGATAGTCTAACCGTCTATGCAGAAATGCAACAAGATGATTTAGATACTGGTGCTGACTTACAACACTATAGTGTAGGTACTAAGTTTACATTTTAACATAAATATAAAACACAACAAGGAGAAATTCTTATGAATAAATGGATTAAAGACCACGGTGCTTTGAAAGACTACGGACTAATTATTTTAGCTGTTGCTCTTTTCACAGGTTTTGTGGCACCAATGTTAATCGTAAAATGGGGTTTAATTGCTTGGATTGCAAGTAACCTATGGAAACGATATAACTCATAAAAGAGGAATACTATGATTAAGAAAATAATCTATGTACTAATAGTTATAGGTGCATTTTATCTTGGTCATCATTTTGGCGAAGACGCTGCTAACGCAATAGATAGTATGCCTTTACCTAAGGTGACTATTGAAATGCCTGGTGACGAATTAGACAAACTTGAAGCAGAACTTCAAGCGGAAGAAAGTGAATAACTAAAAAATAAAACCCGGCTTCATGCCGGGTTTTTCTATGAATAATAATCGTAACGTTGATACAAAATTTTTCTCAACCTTTGCCAAATCACTCTATCTAAAACTTGATGACCTGTTCTAGGTTCTCTCAATGCTAAATCATCATACTTAAATTTTAACTTTACTAACTTAGCAAAACATTTACCTTTTATTTCTGTATTTGATTGAATCTTGCCCAATGCATATTTCCTTCCGCATTTTCAAAGGTCACATCCTCATAGGTAATTGTCCCATCAGGAATCTTGTTTAAATCAACTTGCATAACAGAAGCATCATAATCGTCCGTGCAAGCAATTTGTATATTCTCAATCTTAGCGTCTCTCATTCTAAAAGACGTACCACGTCTCACTTCAACAGTATCACCTACTTTAATTATCATTACTGACCTATACTTTCTGCAATTTCTATTTCTTTTGATACTGGTACATATGTCACATAAGTTTTAGTTTTAAATGTGAACATTGAATATAATTTTTCGTGTAGATATTCAAAAGATTTTCTTCCAAAACCTGGTGTTCTAAATAACAGACCTTGTCTTTTTTCTAATAAGTTTTTCAAATCAATAATATCACTTATATCTTTTTTTTCAATAAGATAATTAAGAGAATATATTACTCTTTTATTCGACATATTATCAATTAGTTTTTTTAATTCTTTATTCATTACGCAGCCTCCATCATAGAGTAAGGCACACGCCATTTGCCACCAAGGTTGGTGTCTTTGATAACGGCCTTTTTAGGATTAAGTGTTACGATAACACCAGGTCTTTTACGACCATTAGGTCTACCAAAGAGAACATGGTCGCCAAGTTTAAATTCAGATTTAGAAGAAGACTTAGCTTCTTTAATAGCACACTCTAAAAGAAACAAAACACTTTTGTGTTCTGGATTTTTAATGTATTCTAGTATTAAGTCAAGGTTGTTAAATTCAAGTTTTTTCATAATATAGTCCTTTCGTTTCAGTTAAATTAGGCTTCGTTCATAACGTTTTCTTCAACGTTAGACCAGTTAATGTCATAAACATTAGGGTAGAAGTTTTTCATAATCTCAACAAACTCTAATCTTTCATTAGTAGTTTTAAGATTAGCAAATGTTTTAAAGATGTTAAGTTTAGTCATATTGTTTTCTAATTCAGTTATATTCATAATGTATCCTTTTTGTTTTTGTTATTATTCTTATACTATAAACTAATTTTAACCATTTGTAAAGAAAAAAGACCACATTGCTTCAAATTAAAATGACTGTTTTTCAATAGGTTAGCAGATATGTACAAATTAAATGTGTTGTATTTTTGCAACAACAGCAATGTTCGCTGGATGTTCGCTGGTTTTTGTGTATAAAATAGCGTTATAAATATACCATAATATAATAAAAGGAGAATATTATGGGATTTTTAAGTAAACTGTGGGAAAATTGGGGTAAAGGACTTAATGCAGGACCAGAGACAAAACCTGCAAAGAAAATAACAACGATAAAAAAGAAAACTGTTAAGAAGAAAAAGAAAGCAGTTAAAAAAAAGGTAAAGTAAAATGGGAACATGTATAAATTGCGAACACGGATGCCATTGTAGTAGTGGCGGGTCTTGTCAATCATGTGAATGTGCAAACTGTGAGCATGGGTAATGGCATTAAGTAATAATAATTATAGACAAGGTCCTAAGAAACGTACCTCTATTGGTAATAGTTCTAGGTCTAAACCTAAGAACAAACATAAGAGAAGACAACACACACGAAGTCGTGGTCAAGGGTAATGCCTGCTTGTCAAAGAAAAGGTGATTCTAATTCTGCTGGTGGTAAAATAACTACTGTTACAAATCACAAAGTAAAAGCAAATGGTGAGTTAGTATCCGTTAATGGGTCTAAAGGAACAGGTCATGGCATAGGTATTCACGCTGCTAATGCTTGGGATACTGCTAATGGCAGTTCAACTGTTAGAGCAGGTGGTATTGCAGTTAATAGAACAGGTGATGCTGACACTTGTGCTCATGCAAGAGTAGGCGGATCTTCTAATGTAAATGTAGGGTAACTGTTATAAATAGTCGTATGGCTATCTATCAACAAGGTTATACTGACGCTCAACGTACTAATTCAAGTAATAGGTCTGTACGTCTATATAGAGACATTGCGTTATCCTTTGAAAAAAATAGTAATACACAAGATGTTATCGTAAAGAAAGATATAGAAGCAGTAAAACAATCAGTACGAAACCTGATACTCACAAATCACTTTGAGAGACCATTTCATCCTGAGATAGGGTCAAATGTTACCTCCATATTATTTGAGCCAATGAATCCAATTACTGCCAATATACTACAACGAACAATTGCAGAATGTATAGAGAATTTTGAGCCAAGAGCCAGACTTGTTTCTGTCGTTGCAGAACCTAATTTAGATAGAAATGCTTATTCATGTACGATTGCTTTTTATGTGGTAAATATACCCGGTGAATTAGTACAATTAACAACCATGTTGGAGCGTAGCAGATAATGGCAAAGAGATTAACAGTATCAGATTTAGAGTTTGACGATATCAAAACAAATCTAAAAACATTTTTAAGACAACAAGACCAATTCACAGATTATGACTTTGAGGGGTCAGCAATGGCAAGTATCTTAGATGTATTGGCATACAATACACATTACAATGCTGTATATGCTAACGTGCTGGCAAACGAAATGTTTATAGATAGTGCTGACTTACGAAACAGTATTGTATCTCATGCTAAACAATTAGGCTACACAGCAAGAAGTGCTACGGCACCTTTTGCAGATATAACTCTTGTAGTCAATGACGCTAGTGGTGCAACTTTAACGGCTTCACAAGGTACAACTTTTCAAACTGACATTGGTGGTACAACTTACAACTATCTTGTTAAAGAAGATACAACAATTACACCAGTCTCAGGTGTTTATACTTTTTCTAATTTAGAAATCTACGAAGGTACTTTAGTCAATAACAAATACACCGTAGATACAACAAATGCTGACCAAAGATTTTTAATTCGTAATGCTTTGGTAGATACAACAACTTTACAAGTTAAAGTTCAAAACAGTTCAACAGATTCCACAACAACAACTTATACTCTTGCCAGTGACTTAGCAGATGTAACAAGTACATCATCAGTTTATTATTTAGAGGCAACGGAAGATAGTCAGTACGAAGTTATATTTGGTGATGGTGTTTTAGGTAAGGCATTATCAACAGGTAACATTGTTACATTGACATACATAGTTACAAACGGAGATGAAAGTAATGGTGCGTCATCTTTCAGTTTATCTGGTACAGTAGGAGGATTTTCTAATGTATCAATCACCGTTAATTCTGCTAGTGCAAACGGAGCAGAACCTGAAACGGCAGATAGTATTCGTTTCAATGCACCAAAAACTTATACAACACAGAATAGGGCTGTAACGGCAAAAGATTATGAAAGCAAAGTTAAACAATTATATCCAAATGCTAAATCAGTTCAAGTATGGGGTGGCGAAGATAACAGTACACCAGTATATGGTAGAGTGTATATCTCTATTAATCCTGTTGCTGGCGCTACGCTAACAAGTGCAAACAAAACTTCTATACTTACACAATTAAAAGATTTCAACATTGCAAGTATAACACCAATTATAGAAGACCCAGAAACAACTAAACTTGTTTTAACAACTACTGTACGATATGACGCCAAGTCAACAACAAAAAATGCAGACAGTATCAAGTCTTTAATTTTGGCAGCAATTACAACATACAACGAAACTAATCTAACAGAATTTGACCAAGTGTTTAGACACAGTAAATATATTGAAACAATCAACAAGGTAGACCCTAGTATTCTTTCAAACATTACTACGTTAAAAATACATAAGTCATTTACCGCCACAACAACTGGTTCAACAACATACACACTAAATTTTAATAATGCATTTTACAATCCACATAGTGGACATAATGCAACAGCAGGTGGTGTATTAGAAACATCATCATTCAAAGTTTCTGGTGATATTACTAACGATTATTTCTTAGATGATGACGGACAAGGTAATGTAAGATTGTATAGAACGGCTGCAGGTGTAAGAACATACTCTAACACTACACAGGGTACAATTGATTACACAAATGGAACAATCACTATCAACAGTTTGCACGTTACAAGTGTAGGCAACGTAGATGGTGCAACATCAACTGATATAAGATGTACAGTTACACCTAACTCAGTAGATATCGCACCTGTCAGAAACCAAATCATTGAAATAGATGAAGTGAATACAAATGTCACAGTAACGGCTGATGACTATGATACAACAACTGGTATAGGTTATACTACAGCGACAAGTTATGCGAGTTAGTAAATGGCAAAATTTACTAAAAAAATAAACCCACTAGTAAGTAGGCAATTTCCTCAACATATACAGGCCAATAATCCCTTATTGGTTGAGTTCATTAAACAATATTATGTGTTTATGGATTCTGCTCAGATTACCATATCAAGTGTAACTGCTTCAGACCAAATCTTATTAGAAACAACTACAGAAGGATTTATTGCCTTAAATGCCACCAATGAACGTGGTAATGACGAAAACGATTATATACTTAACGAACAAACAAGTGTAGGTGAATTTCAAAAAGGTGAAACAATTACAGGTGCAACGTCAGGCCAAATAGCAACAATACTTGCTGAAGATACTGACAATTTAAAAATTTATGTAACAGCGAATAGTTTATTTGTTACAGGTGAAACAATTACAGGTAGTACATCTGGTGCAACAGGTGTCATAGGCAGATACCGTGCCAACCCTAACGAGACAATTAATCAACTACTAGAATATGCTAACGTCAATAATACTATAGATGATTTCTTTACAGAATTTAGAAATACGTTTTTACAAACTATACCTAACACATTAACAGATGGTTTAGATAAGAGACAACTTACAAAAAATATTATAGACTTATACAAAAGAAAAGGTACAAAGAAAGGCCATGAGATTTTCTTCCGTGCTTTATTTAATGAAACACCTGAGCTTTATTATCCTACTGTTGATATGCTTAGAGTATCAGATGGTAACTTTGAGAATGAACAGATAATCAAAGCAACGCTGAACTCACCAACTGACGGTAACATGAACAACTTGGTTGGTAAAACAATCACACAATTAGACATTGTAGGTAACGATACTGTAGATGCTGCTAGTTCAGTTATTGAAAGTGCAACTGTATCAACTGTAAGTTTAAATGGCATACCACATGACGTGGCAACATTTGTATTAAACAAAGTAAGTACAACTGGTACTTTTGCCAGTAATGCAGGTGACGCCGTACTCATAGACGCTACAGATGATTCTGAAACGGATGCAGGTGATGAAATCATACTCAATGGTACAGACGCTGATGGTACAAACGCAGGTGATAGATTAGTACAAAATACAAAATCAACTTTTGCAGGTATAGATAACTCAGACCCAGATGTTACAATCACATGTAATGTTGAAAGTGTTGTGGATGATGTTGATGTTACATC